TGATTGATGACGTTGCTAAGACAATCTCAACATTCATGAAAGACTATAAAGCCATGGCCGAAGACGAGCGTCCTAAAGTCTTATTCGTTGTTGACTCTCTAGGTATGCTAATGTCACCAACAGAAGTAAATCAGTTCGATGCTGGTGATATGAAGGGTGATATGGGTCGCAAGGCCAAAGCACTCAAAGCACTAGTTACTAACTGTGTCAATATGTTCGGCTCATGTAACGTGGGCTTAGTTGCCACAAATCACACTTATGCTTCACAAGACCCATACAATCCAGATCCTAACGTTAGTGGCGGTCAAGGCTTTGTTTATGCTAGTTCTATTCTTGTTGCTATGAAAAAGCTCAAGTTGAAAGAAGACGAAGACGGTAACAAAGTTTCAGAAGTTCTAGGCATTCGTGCTGGCTGTAAGATTATGAAAACTCGTTATGCTAAGCCATTCGAAGACATTCAGATTCAGATTCCGTATGAGACTGGTATGAACCCTTACTCCGGTTTCTTTGACTTGTTAGAAGCACGTGGCTTAGTCAAGAAAGAAGGCAATCGCTATACTTACACAGACTTGAACGGCGAGATTCACAAATACTTTCGCAAAGAGTGGTCTAAGAACACTAACGGCATCATGGACTTAGTGATGACAGAGTTCTCAGAAAAAGAAAAGCGTGAGACACAAGCACAACTAAACGAAACAAATGAAACTGAAATCGCTGAATAAATAACAGCGGAGGAAAAATTTCAATGGCATTAGATATCGTTACTCAAGTATGGGATATTGTAAAAGATTCAGTACACCCAACAGACCGCGAAACAGCGGCTGAGCACATCGTAAGTATGTTGATCGACAATGACTACTCACCGGCAGAAATCAAAAGTGCTTTCAGAGGCGACTCTGATTTTACAACTGCCTTAAAGTATTACAACGATCAAGAATCTGAATACGAGGAAGACTACGAAGAATACCAAGAAGAAGAACTTGATTTTGACGACGAAGAAGATTGGGATTAAATGAACTGGTACACACAGGTAACTAACGATCTAGCAGTACTGCCTGATTTCATCGAACACTACACAAACGAACTAGCACAAGCAAAACTTGAAGTTAGCATCAAAGGTAGTGTCGAGAAAAATCTAGCAGGGTTGCCTGGTATCACCGAGTATCGCTTCAATCAACTACAAGAGATCGAAGCGGTCCTCAACTTTCTCAACATCAAGCTACGCAAGATTCGTTCGACTACATTCAAGAAATTCTTTGAAGGGTATGCTCGTGCATTAACAAGCCGCGATGCTGAAAAGTATGTTGAAGGTGAGCCTGACGTAATCGACATGGAAACACTTATCAACGAGGTCGCACTCTTACGTAATCGCTGGTTAGGCATTATGAAGGGCTTAGAAGCTAAGCAATGGCAACTAGGCCACATCGTCAGACTACGCACAGCGGGCATGGAAGACGCAACAATCTAATGACGCTAAAGCCGGTAAATCTCAACGTGCGCTCAGTCACGATAGAGGACATCGAGAATCACAAGTTGATTTCTGATGAAGCACTTGCTCGTGACCTAAACAACGTCAAACGATTCAACGCCAACGAGAACACAAACTCGTTCGCAGGCAACCCTTTCTTGTATCACTATCAGTTCAAGAACTTACTGCGCTGTAAACGAACAGACGGTAAGAATATCTACGACACGTGGTCAGACCCTGTACAACGAGACAAACTGTTCGAAGATACACTCAAGCGCAACAGAGGTGGAGCAACAGCCGCCGGTAATGTGTTTGAGTGCTATCGCATCAACAAGGGCAGTGTTGTAATGTTCAAATCAACAACAGCAAAATACTTGTACAAAAAGTACGGCGCTACACGGGTGCTTGATCCGACAGCAGGTTGGGGCGGTCGTATGATCGGCGCATGGGCACTAGGCATCGACTACACGGGCATCGATACAAACATTGAAATGAAACCTGCGTATGATGCTATGATTCAACATCTACTACAACACGACGATACATCACTGTTTACATTCGATAGGGTATCAGAGCTACAAATGCTGTGGCAAAGTTGCCTCGATATCGACTTCTCTAAACTTGATTATGACTTTGTGCTAACAAGCCCACCGTATGTCAACTTAGAAATCTACGAACACATGACTGAGTGGTCAAGCGACGAATCGTTTTATCTAGGCTTCTTCATACCACTGTTCGACAAGTGTAGAGCACACATCAAAGCAGGCGGTCACGTAGCCTTCAACATATCACCTAAGATGTATGCTGATGCGCTAAAGTTCGGCCTACCACCATGCGATATTGAAGAAGACCTCAAGCAACAGATGGGTCAAAAACACGTGGCACTAAAGACCGGCAAGAAAAAGCAAGATAAAGTATACATTTGGCGCTGTTGACAATAAATGGTAGACCTGTTATACTACCATCTATGACTACGAAACACACTCTACTCACAGTCCTGGCCGCCGCCAATCGTGCGGCCACCATCAACGGCCAGTACGTCAAGTTCACAGTACCGGCACTTCGTGACCCTGACGGCCAACTCGTTCGGCCTGAGAAACTGCCCAACCGCGTAGTCATTGCCGAGTTGCTCAAGACACCTGACGCTATTACTACAGAAGACTACGAGCAAGCAGAGAAAATTAGAACTTTCTTACAAGGACTAACACTAAAGTTCTTACAACGAGGTTCTCTCAGTCAGTTCGACAGCAAGCTACTGGCCCTCTCTAGTCTAGACGAAGTAAGCACTGACTCACTTGCTATCCTTGCGTATTCGCCCTACTCGCTGATGCAATATGAGGAGCAAGAGTATGCTAATACTAAACGCTTACAAGCAGTCAAGAAATATCTGGCCGCACCTAATACTAAAGTATCAGTAACCCTGGAAGTAATACGAACTACTTACAGCCAGCAGTATAACTGCTACTTCATTGAGGCAGTCACCGCTTGTAATCATAAAGTATTCTTTTCTTACAAAGAGTCTCTTGTACTACAAAAGCATTACACTATTCAGGGCAAGGTCAAGTCTAACCGTGACGACTTCGTAACGCAACTCAACTATGTCAAACTGTTGTAAAAATACAACACCCACCACACTTGACAATAAATGGCAATCCTGCTACAATACTTGTATTGAAACTGATAACGAAAGGCACTCTATGAATCAAGTTCGCATCGCCCGTGGTGAGTATCACTCTAAGCCCGTGACTGGCACCTTCACTCTCGTCAAGCCATATCAAGCCGGCAAACGCGGCGGCTTCGTGACTGTGGTCAACGACGGCACCCTGGGCAATGAACCTGTTGCTGGCAAACCTGCCCGAATCCTGGTAAAAACCTCGGCCGACTTTGAGTATCTGTCGGGCGCAGGTATTCAAGTTCCCGCCGGCATCGTAGCCTTCACCCCTGCCCCACTCGCCGCTCCCGTAGCAGAACCTGTGTCTACTGAGACTGACGAGGAAATCATGGACCGCATCGGCGAACGCTTCGGCATTCAAACTGAAATGACACGTGCGGCAATCGCTGGCCAAATTCGTGCCATGATTATCTCAGGCGCACCTGGTGTCGGTAAGTCTCACGGCGTTGTGTCTGAACTCGAAAAGTTCTCGTTGTTCGATCAACTCGCAGGTAACAAAATCAAGTATGAAGTTGTCAAAGGTGCTACTACCGCTCTTGGTTTGTACGCAACCTTGTACAAGCACAGCGACCGCAATCATGTGTTAGTGTTCGATGACTGTGACAGCGTTTTCGCTGACGAACTCTCACTCAACATTCTGAAGGCCGCCCTTGATTCCGGCAAGACCCGCAAGATTTTCTGGAACTCTGATTCAGCCTTGCTCCGTCGTGAAGGCATCCCCGATTCGTTCTCGTTCAACGGTACTGTTATCTTCATTACCAACTTGAACTTTGAAGCTACTCGTAGTAAGAAACTCCAAGACCACTTGGAAGCCCTTCAGTCTCGTTGTCACTTCTTGGACTTGACCATTCATACAGCACGTGAAAAGATGCTTCGTATTCGTCAAGTTCACCGTGATGTGACTAACGATCCTAACGCACCTGCTGGCGGATTGTTCTCCGAGTATGATTTGCCTGCTGGTATGGACGCTGAAATTCTGGACTTCATCTGGGAAAATCACCAGCACTTCCGCGAAATCAGTTTGCGTATGGCACTCAAAGTTGCTGACTTGTACAAGATCAATCCAGAAAAATGGAAGTTGCTTGCTAAGAGCACTTGTATGAAGCCTCACTAATCTGCTCTGCCTTTCGTGAGCATTTACAGCCACCTTCGGGTGGCTTTTTTATTGCCAAAACATTTGACACTTTGCTACTCTTTGTGTAAAATAGGCTGATACATACCGCTATTGTAACCGGTAAATATTGGCCTAGGAGAAACAAACATGAGTAAGAAACCAACATTCACAACATCAGTATTTGACTTTGATGACTTAGAGAGTCCAGAAACTGAATGGCGAGGCATGCCAGAATTCAATCAACCAGACAACGGAGCATTTCGCCAAATCATTGTATCATTCGATGACCAAGCTGGTGTAGATGCGTTCGAGAAACTAATCGGACAAACTCTAACAGACAAAACTAAATCGCTATGGTTTCCACCACGTGAACGTAATAATGTAGCCGATATTTTCTATGTAAGTGAGGACAAGGATGAGTAATCCGCAGTTCCCTCTATACATTCCAACAAAAGGTCGTGCTGATAGTCGTCTAACAAGTAAAGCGTTCGACTTTATGCGAATGCCTCACTATCTTGTAGTCGAGCCACAAGAATGTGAAATGTATGAAC